GAGTAGAATGTGAAGTTGTTTATAGTTTCTCCACCATTACCAGAATTATTACCCCTACCAGGAGTACTTACTTCCAGACTATCACTTGGTCTATTCATAACCAAACCACTAATAGTTCCGTCTGAATTGAGAACCAACTGACCTACTCCAATGAGATTAGCTATATCTGTCTTTACTGCATCTACAGTTTGAGCTAACCTTTCTTCGATTGATGTGAACCAATCTGTTACTTCAGTTACCACAGTCATAAATGAATTTGACAAACCGACAATATCAATGTCTCTAACATCAAACTCACTCAATCCATCATCAAGTTCACTTTCCATATCAGCCATAGCTGCAGGTAAAGCTTTAGCAAATCCATTTGCTATTCCAGGAGGTAACCAAACACCAACCTGTTTCTCAAACTCTTTTGATGGTGACTCAATACCAAGAGCATCTTTAGCTGCATCCAATAACGACTTAGCTAAATCAGCAACCTTTTTCTTCAACCAATCCCAACCATTACTTATACCTTGCCAGATACCATTAACAATGTTTGAGCCAACCTCTTCCATCTTGGACTTGATATTACTAAAGGTATTTACGATACCATTGTAAATCTCTTTCACCTTATTGATGATTGATGTAGCCATATTTGATATTGTCTGAACAACAGCATCTTTCATAGCTGTCATTTTACTTGATACCTGCGATTTTATATTCTCAACGGTATTAGTAACATTGGTTTTCATTTCGTTGAATTTATTTTGTGCTGCAGTTTTCAGATTTTCTATTGTCTGAGTAACAGCAGACTTCAACGCTTCGAACTTCTGGCTCACTTGTGTTTTTATTGCTTCTACTGTATTGATAACAAACGTTTTAATAGCATTCCAGATATTCTGCATTGTTGTTTGAATAGCCTGTAATGTAGTTGTTATAAACGTTTTAATTGCTTCAAACGTAGTAGAAATTTTTGTCTTAATAGCATCCCAAGTGTTTGCTATGAATGTCTTAATAGCATTCCAAATGGTTTGCATTGTAGTCTGTATAGCCTGTAACGTGGTAGTAATAAAATTCTTTATAGCCTCAAAAGTAGTGCTTATCTTTGTTTTGATAGCGTCCCAAGTATTAGCTATAAAATTCTTTATCGCTGTCCATATCGTTTGTTTTATAGTCTGTATCGTCTGTAAAGTTGTTTGTATAAAATTCTTTATACTCTCAAATGTTGTTGAGATTTTCGTTTTTATACTATCCCAAGTATTACTTACAAAATTCTTAATACCATTCCATACATTAGTAAAGAACGTCTGAATATTTGTAAGTGTCGTGTTGATGAATGTACTTACTGCTGTCCATACTGACACCCATGCATTATGAATACCATTAAGAACACCTACAAAGAAATTCTTTATGCCATTCAGTACATTACTAATGAATGTCTTGATAGCTTCCCAGATACCAAATAAGAAATCCTTGATACCATTCCATACATCAGACCACGTTAAGCCAAACTTAGCAAGATACTCGGTAAGTACATTATATACTGCTACAAAAGGAGAAGTTGCAATAGCCCAGAAACCATCCCAGATAGATTTAAGACCCTCAACGAATAGTGACCAATCACCATCTTTGAAGCCTTTAATCAAACCAGTGATAACCTGAACCACACCTACAACAATATCTACAACTCCACCAATCATTCTGCCAATATTAGCAAATATCTCTGACAGAATAGGAGCAAGAGCATTACAAATCCAATCCCAAGCTGCATATATAGCTTCACCTAAACCAGAGAAGTCAAAACCTAAGGAATTGATTGCATCAGTTATCTTCTGACCAGCTTCTTTGAACTTATTTACTATACCATCCCAGATACCTATGATTTTGTTTCTGAAATCTTCATTGGTTTTGAACAGATGTACAAATGCAGCTACAAGAACTGCTATCACAGCTACAATAGCTATCATTGGAGCAGTTACACCAGCTAAGGCTGTACCTAACATTGACGTCTGACTTGCAAATCCTGTAAAGCCAGCTTTTGCCAACGTAAATGCCTCTCCAATATTTTTAATATGCGCACCAACAACCACAAAGCCGGCTTTAATCAAATTAAATGCCTGTGACAACTTATGGAAACCGGTTATCATATTACCAATACCAGCTACTGTCTTACCGAATATCAGAAGCATTGGACCAATAGCAGCTATAACAGCAGCAATCTTGAGGATATGCTTTTTCTGTGCATCATCAAGACTGTTAAACCACTGAACAAGCTGCGTAAGTTTCTGAACAAACTGACGTAAGCTATCCTTAACCAAATCTGTAATCATTATCTTGGATGTACCTAATGCAGATGTAAATCTTATCCAGTCACCCTGTAAGTTATCCATCTGTATCTGTGCCATACCTTCAGCAGCTCCAAGAATTTCAAATCCTTTTGTGGTATCGTATACACTGTCACCGAACTTTTCAAGGGCTTCTTTCATTGGCATTATATCACCATTATATTTTACAAAGGCTGCATCTGAACCATCAATGGCATCTGCCAAATCAGTGAACTTATCATCACCCTGTTCGATAATACCTAAAATACCAGGAAGAGCTCGTGTACCAAATATCTCAACAATAGCATTCAATTTCTCTTGCTGAGTAGTAGGTAAACTGTGACCATACTCTTCCATTATCTGCTCTGCAGATTTTAACTCTCCATTAGAGTCATATATATCTACCGACAAATCACCAAATGTTCCTCTGAGTTCCTCCATAAAGGTTCTCATATCTTTGGCCTCACCGGTATCCTTATACAAACTTACACCAAACTTATCCATATAAGCCTGAGCCTTATCTGTAGGAGCAATAAGATTTTTCAGAGCCTGTCTTAAACCTGTACCAGCCTGTGAACCCTTTACACCTACGTTAGCCATAAGACCTAAAGCTAAGGACAAATCATTAATGTCATATCCTAATGCACCAGCCAAAGGAGCAACATACTTAAATGCTTCTCCCATCTGGTCTACATCAGTATTTGAATTACTCATAGCAGCAGCAAGACTGTTTGTGAAATGGATTGTATTTTCTATACCATCCTTATTCAGCTCACCTGCTGCCAACTTCATAGAAGTCATTGCATCTGTCACAATATCAGAAGTACGACCTAATTCAAGGTCACCTGCTGCGGCCAAATTAAGTACAGGTCCTAAGCCAGCAATGGACTCATTTGCTCCCCATCCTGCAAGACCCATATAATACAATGCATCTGAAGCTTCTGTAGCAGTATAAACTGTTTTCTCACCCCAGCTAATAGCTGCTTGTCTCATTTTTCCAAACTCTTCTGTAGTTGCACCAGATACAGCTGCTACATTTGACATACTCTTATCAAATTCTGCACCAAACTTAACTGCACTAGCAGCTGCTGTACCGATAGGGACTGTAAGACCGGTAGTCATAGCCTTACCTACACCAGCAATTTGATTACCAACTGTAGTTAGTCCCTTGCCAAAAGTTTGTGATAATCTATCACTTAAACCTGTGGCCTCACTAATTGCAGTTTTTAAGTTACTGCTAAACTGTGAATAATCAAGGGTTAAATAACCAACTGCAGTTCCAACTGGTATCATACCGGCCTTACCTCCTTTCTCGTATGTTATTCATTCAACTGCTTTTTATATCTACCATTCTTATAACCCATGCTAGCGTACATATCACTCAATGAATTATAATGTGGCTTTTCAATATTGTTATTTTCTACAACACTAAAATCAGGTTCTTCACCATCTTTTATCCTTGATGTTATATAAGCACATGCTTCATCAAAACAATAGCTTGTATAAGCATCTGGTATATCTAATAATACACTCGGTCGAACATCATACAATTTTGACATTGCTATGACATTCAATATTTCCTCTGACTTAACGAAACTGTTCGAGGGCCTTTACCCCCTGCTGTGTATAGCTAAAAATAGCCATCATCTGTTCATCTGTCAGATTTAAGCCAGCCTCTTTAATCTCTGAATACGACGGAGACACCAAAGCTGCATCACAAATAGTTTCCATAATGTCATACATATCAGAAATTGTATTGTCCTTACCAAGAGAACCTGCACCTTTCTGAAACAACTGTGTAGCCTGGTTGATTAAGCTGTTAGGAATTTTACCTGTCTTAACCATAACCAAAAGTGACGGTCTCTTTACTCTGGCAATAAAAGGATGCTCACCATCAAACGACGGTAACTGAACAATGGAACCCTGAGCATATTTCTTAATATCTGCAATGGATGTGATTTTTGACTCATCCAACGTAGGAAATGCTGTGATATTGTTTACAACAGTTACCGGCTTCTCTGCCTGCTCTCTGTTCTCTGACTCACCAATAGCCTTCATAGCTTCTTCAGTTGTATTCTGCTGTTTCAAAATAGCTTCAATCTGCATTTCATCCATATTCAAAGCCTCAAGCTCTTCTCTCGTAAATGTTTTCATTTTGGTTTATCCTCACTTTCTTTTAGCCTATAATACAAGATATGCTGGCCCAGAACAATTTTTACATTATCCCAAACCAGCTATATCTTGATTATATCACTTTTACTTTTATTTGTCAACCACCAAATCAGGCAGCTGTAACTGTCAGAACAGCATGTCCGGTTGCGGCACCAGTAGTTGTTGTAGCAGCTACACTAGCAGTAATAGTGATTGTACCTACACCTGTAAGAGTAACTGTTGAACCAGAAATGGTACCAATGTTATCTCCACCGGTAATCTCGTAGGTAATCTCACCAATACCTGATGCAGGATTTGTTGTGAACATAGTAGATACATCAAATGTATTACTTGCTCCGCCTGCATCGTATGTAGTAGAAGCATCTGTTCCGGTTACAGTAACATCAATGAGGTCAGGGTCGTCAAGCTCAGGAAGCTCTTTTACCCAAGATACTGTATAAGGTGCCTCTCCTGTATCAGGAGCTGAATTGATTGTATACTCAGGGGCTCTGAAAGTACCATCTTCTGAATTGAACGCTACCGGTACACCCTGGCAGTTAGGATAAACTGTCTTTTCATAACCGGTGATAACACCTGCTGCATTGTAGATAGCAGAATAAGCATTCAGTTCAAAGACTTCTCCCTTTTCACCAGAACCTGCCACCGGAGGAGTATACTGAGCAAAGCCATACTTTGTCTCCTCTGTAGTTGTTGTTGTCTTGGATGCATCAGCAAAGTACAGAATTGTACCACCCTGAAGTACCTTGACAAGTTCCGGATTGAACACATTATCGTGAAGCGTAATCTCGTGTCCTGTGATAGTGGACTCCTGAGGCTTCTGTGCTCTTAAACGTCCCTTTACAACAAGACGAACGGCATCAGTATCTTCTGTCTGTACCTCTACCTCAATCTGATTAGCAGTGTCGAAACCAAACTCTTTGCCTGCCCTCGTCGAGATTGTAACCAGATTGACGTCAATTGTAGGAATTTCATTCCTCGACTTCTTCATTGTCGTCTACCTCCTTACATAAAAAGAACTTTCTTGTAGTTCTCATACTCAATTGCTATATAGTGTGCTTTAACTTCATCGTCATAAAATGAAGCAAGTTGTTGTCCGTAGACCTGAAACATAGGGTATAATTCTCTCATATCCCGCTTCACTCTTTGGACGAGAGGCTCAAGCTCACTATATCTTAATTTGGGAACGTAACAATAAATTGCATACATATCCCTGTCGGTTGAAAAATTCACATGTTGATATGAACCGTCATTCTTGACAACTAAATAAGGTTCTGTACACTCACCGACTTTTTGTGCAGGTGCATAAACATCATACCCTTTATTTTTGAGGTGAAGATATAAGTCCTGCCACCTACTCTCTTGAAAATCGAACTCCAAAGGTTTGATGGCCATATCTCACACCTCCTTACTTCTTTGGATTTCCTGTAAATCTATACAACTCAGACAAGTTTAACTCATTCAACAGTTTAGGACCAAATACTCTTTGAGTAGGTTCAATGATAGCAAATCGTCTACCCATACCATACTCAAGATGTCGCCAATACCAAGTGCCTTCATCGTGAAGTAGTCCAATCTGAACTAACGCTTCACCACCTGTTACAACTTCATCAACTGAAGTATGAAGTCCTCTCTCAGCTCTACCTGTACGATTTTGCCAAGGATGGTTTTGCTTCATATACACTTCTATTTCATCAGCCCGTCTCTGCATATACTGAACAAAGTTTTGTGATGCACGATTTTGTACAGACTCAAGTCCCATAACAATTCCGTTATCACGATAAAACTCCATTGATATTGTTGTCTTACCAGTTTTACTGGTTCGGCTTCCCTGTATTGCCACCGTCGTCCACCTCCTCAAATGATATATCCATCAAAAGGTTCCATTCCTGAACATTCAATACACCAGTTACACGACATTTACGTCCATTCAAATCGACTTCATCACCAACCTTGACTTCATGCCATTCTTTTTCACCAGAGTCATTCAAGAAATAAAAATCCTCATAAGGTACCATAAGCTGAGGTGTCTTTTCTGTACGAGTGTCACCTGCCGTCTGTCCTGTTAAAATTCTATATGTATCTAACATATGTGGAGCATGCTCGTGATACAAACCTGTATACTCCCTAAACAAAACAGACTTACCAGTTGGTTCACCAAACTTATTCAACTCTACTCTGTAGAACTTAAGTTTTGTGGGATTTCGTTTTATCTCCCTTTTAATCTGATACAGAACAAATCTGTTGTTTATCATAGCTCAACCTCCAATCAAAGTACCGGAGTTGAACTGCTTATACTTCGAAGCAAGACGTTTGAAATATCCTGAGGTATCTGTAGTGTTGACACCTGACAACGACAGAGACGAGTCCTCAGATTTAATGATTAACATCTCGTAAATGGTAGCCTCTACATTACCGTGATTTTTCTCAAGGTAATACTCAATATCACCATCCTCGAAGTATGGAGACTGTTCCTCACGTATCTCCTTGTAGACTCGTTCAACATCTGTCATAGTCTCACCTCATACCTCAAGCCTCAGCTGCTTTCTTTGCTTCATCGTCAAGATACTTCTTGATGATTTCCTTTGCCTCATTAGCATTCTTTGTACCGTGAATGTCGATACCCTTAGCAGCGGCAAAATCCTTTACCTCTGTCTTATTCCACTGAGAAATAGGCTTTTCAAGGAGCTCCTCAAAATCATCACCATCCTCGGTATCATCATCTGCTGCATCAGC